AAGATCACCTTAGGGAAGCTCGCCCCTGAAGAGGCCCAACCTGCGGCTCCCCTCACATATGGCTCAGGTTACATGAGTTTGCGTTCGCCCCCGGCGGGACGGCCTAAAAGCAAGGCGTCTGCGTAACAAGGACTCGTCAATGACTCGCCTGCTCACTCCAGAGGAAGTTCGCCTGGATCAACTGTGGCGCGAGCGTTTCGGGCAACCGCTGCCGATGGTCGGCGCGCCCGAAGTCGCCCGTCGCATCCTGCGCCAGCACGGCGTCCCTGTACGCCGCCCCACCGACGCCAAAGCCGCCCCTTCCCAGCAAGGCTGAGGCTGCATCATCATTTATGTAAGGTGCAAGGTTCTGGTGGAGACGGAGGGATTGCCCTAGTCCGCCGAAAAGTCCTGCAAAATCAATGCACTTACGAAAGCGGGATGTAGCGATTGAGGGACGCGAATGTAGCAGTTGACCGAGCAGACACAAGCCGCCCGGCCCGACACATATCAGTTACGCTTGCGATCCTTCCCCGAGAGGACGCCAACAATCCTGCCAAACGCCGCTCGGACCCCCTTTAGGAGAAATTCCGTGAACCCGGCCGGGTTAGCTTTCTTCCATTCCTCACGGTCGTTCTGCCATTCTTTTATAGGATGAAGATCGAAGTCACCCTGAACGCGACTACGATGGAAGCCACGATCTGAAGTGCTCACGTATTTACCCGTTTGATACGCCCTCAAACGGGTAGATCCAGCCTTTCGCATTTGCGCCCGCACTTGCCGCTTACTAGAACTCATGATCTCTAAAATCGTAAGTCCAGCGAAGTGATCGCGAGCGCTCAACTCCACAGCCTTTGCATCATTCCAAATCATACGGCCGAAAGGATACCAAAGCCCGTCCGGCATTTCGTAAAATGATTGAGGTTTAAGAACAAATTCGTCGGGAGATCCCTTAATGGATACCCAAAAGTGGGGAGCGTCACTGAGCGTATCTATCCACGATATAGATAGAGACTGCACCTGCGTGTCATCAATCATCACACCATTCTGCCCCTTAAGCCCATCGAGAATGGCTTTTGCATAGTTATCTAAATCAGCAGTTTGATCGGTTTCCAGCGTAGCCTGAACATCAACATAAAGAATAATCTCAAGCTGAACTTCTGCTGAGAACAGCCACTTCGCGTTGATATCTTCTTGGATCAACCGACGAAATTCGCCACGTTTAGCCGCACCATTGCCATAGGGGACGGGCGCAAAATTAAATTTATGCGACCACTCACCAAACATTGGATTAAGGCCAGCCTTAGCCCCGGCCGCCTCAATATCTAATGCTCTTTCAAATTCATCCATTACCCAACCACTAATATAATGGGCGGCCACAAGCCCGATTGAACAAACTTTCAGCCAAAGTGCCCGGCGTTGGGTAGCTCCAGGCCTCCAATTCATTAAACATACTGGATCGCCCTGTTAAATTATGTCCTGAATAATTCGTCCTCTGAATAGACCTCGACTGACCAGCATCGCACCGGACCTCCATCAATTCGATTTGCGACCCGATGCCGTTTCGCGGATCTTTAGGTTCATACCTCACCCACATAGTCGCTGGCCGAGGCCCAGACCTATACAAAGCTACGACAGTCTCGTTTCCGCTAGTCCCATGATACTTCCATTCGTTCATATCACGCGAAGTATCAAACCATCCGATGCCAAGCTGCATCACCGCCAGAATGCCTAATCCGAACATTATGATCCCCGCTTAGGCATTTCGCCTGATACAAATGGACGCCCTTTAACAAGGACAGTTCAACGAACAACATAATTATACAATACAACAGCGAATGCACTACGTCCCCAGAAAGGCAAAGGCGTCAGTGACCGAAATCGAGCCTAGCTATGCGAGAGCCGACCTCCGATCCTTAGAGGCCGCAATCGACGCCATCGCTGAGAGCGTCCTCGCCGCAGAGATCGACCTAGCCGTTCAGGCCGGGGAACTGTCGGCGGCGGACGCCCAAGCGGCCAAGATGGACGCCGCCCGCGAACTGGCGGAACGCGGCGCGCCCCTGTCAGAAGGAGCAAAGGCCGCTCTGAGCCGGGAGGGCTTCGACTTCCCCGAGGCACAGGCCCCTGCCCAGCAGGCCCAGCCCGCCGCTATGCGGCCAGAGGACCTATACGCCAGCCAAACCAGCAGCCCCGGCGTCCCGGTCACGGGCATCATCGCCCCCGGCGCTCAGGCCCGCATCGACCGCGACAGGGCGTCGGACTATTCCGCGCAGGGTCCGCACGGCAGCGCCGCGCAATCCCAGCCGCAGGCGTTCGGCTTCGCGTCCGCAGGCCCGGCCACGGGTATCTGAGAAACGCCCGCCGAGGGACCTCGCCGCCCCTGACGGGCGATCACCCGGCCGAGGGCAAACCACCGCCCCAGCGCCCCGCTTTCCGGCCTTCTCGGCTACCTCAGGGAAGCGGGCGGGGGCGGGAGGGTGAAGCCCGGCACCCGATAGCGGGCCATGCCCTCGACCAGCGGTCTGAGAGGATAGTCCCCGCCGTATTTGTCGGCGACTGAACCGCTCTCATGCCCCGTGATCGCGTCGTTTGCCGCTTTGTTGAGATCGCACTCACGCCAATGGCGTTTAAAGTTATGGCGGAATGAGTGGAAGGTGATCTTCTTATCCAACACGCCGCAGACTTGGCGCAGGTGAAGGCCATACCATTTCGACCAGTTGCCGGTAATTACGCCGTAGCGGTCGGGCTTGAGGTCCGGGAAGATGCGAGCCTGCCCCCTCTCGCGAGCAGCATCCACAAAGCGAAGAAAGCCCAGGTCGATAAGCGCCTGATGGATTGGGACACGCCGGTTGCTACTGGGGTTCTTCACCGTCAGGCCGTCTTGCTTATCCTCCGTGATGCGGATGACCCACGCCGTCCGTTCCTTGTCGTCCGCGTCCAGATAGACTTCCTGCAAAATGTCCTTCGGCCGAAGTTGGCCCATCTCATTGAGCCGTGCGCCTGTGTAGAGCGCCAGCAATGGAAGCCAATAGGCGGCCTCCCCTGCCCCCCGGTTAGGACGCTCGCCTTTGGTGTAGATCGCAGACCCGAACACAGCCTTGAGTTCATCGCTATCATAGTAGCGGCGAGGCGGCGCTTCTCCCTTCATTGACGGGGCCTTCACGGTGGCCGCCGGATCGAGAGGGATTATGTCCTGCTCAACGGCGATCCTGAACAGCGAGCGCAGGTGATTGAGGCGGCTGTCCACGGTGGCCGGAGCATTTCCCTTGGCGATCAAGTGCGCCTTAAACGCGAGAACATCAGCCTTAGTGATTGCGCCTACAGGCTTTTCGCCATTGACGGCGTAGAACATGGCACACGTCCGCCGCCACATATCGACGGACCTAGCCTCAGGGCTACGTTCGGCCGCCCACATGTCGATGAGTTCGGGCAGCATGGGCGTCTTGGCCGCAGCGGCGACAGTCGGAGCCACGCCAACGGTCGGGAGAGCCATCGCGCCGTCTCCGGTCTGGATGGCCCGCAGCGCATTCCGCATCCCCTCGGCCTTCGCCAGCGGTCCAACGGGCTCAAAGCGCCCTTCGAGGATGGCCTGCTGCACTTCCAGTTCCTCGCCTAACTCAATGGCGAAGTCCTCAAGCCTGTCGTCAGCAGCGTAGCGATCCCGCTTTTTCCTAAGCGCAGCCAAAGCCCGCGAGGCGTAAACCTGCACGTCAACAGGCTCGGCATAGTCGGCCTTGTCAGGGACAGCCGCGCCACTGGCGATCTTCGCTCGCGCCGCCGCAAATATCTTGTCGCTCTCGACGGCTTCGACCCGGCAGCGCCTCTCCGCCTCGGCACGATCTTTCGTCCGAAGCGAGAAGGCCAGTTCCGTTTGGCCGATGATCGGCCGAAGTTCCTCGGGGATCGGACGGCGGAATTGGTAAACTGCGCCGCGCCTGCGTAGGTAGGTCATAGGGGTTTCATCTGCTCCAGATGTAACACCCACTTGCGATAAGCCCCTGATTTCGCGGGAAAGCCAGACCACAAAAGGGTCTGGCGGAGACGGAGGGATACTCCGCTGTGTGACAGTTTGGCATTTGAAACTTAAAAACTATTTGATTTCAGCGCCTTCTTGGCTTGCTCTGTCACACAATTTGTCACACAACTCGCCGTGACATGGCACGAATTCCTACCTACCTGACCCTCCGTGGAGGGGTCTATAACTACCGGCGTCGCGTCCCTGATGACCTTCGCCAGAACCCCGTTTTCAAGGGGCGCGATATCTTCCAGGTATCGCTCGGCGTCAGGACGTTGGCCGAGGCGCGGAAACAGGTTGCGGCTCGAAAGCTCGATGATCTTTTCCGCGTAGAACACCACATTCCTGACGACGTAGCCGACCGCACCACGCTCACGCCGACGCTTCTCGCTCACATCGCTAAGTCGCATTTTGAGCGAAGCATGGCCGCAGAACAGAGCGGGCGGCTGTCTGAACCGGACGACGTTCGAGAGGAAAAAGACGAATGGGCGGCGCAGACCATCGGGTCGATAAACAACCCCGCTCATGGCGTCCGCGCGCGTGAAATTCTGCGGCATGAGTTTGAACCTGTGCTTCTGATCGAAGCAGAAGCTAGAGCTAAGGAGTTCGGCCTTCCCGACGATCAAACCAGCCTGAAACGTATCGCCGCCGCAATTTTCGACGCTGAAGAGGCCGTCCTGCGCGCGCGCCTCGACTTCGCTGGCGGCAAAGCGGTACCGGCCATGCCCGCATTCGCCCAAGCCGGCGCTAGTGGCGATACCCCCATGCGGAAGGAAGCCCATTGGACGTTCAAGAGGTTGTCGCAAGCCGCCATGCGCCAGCACCCCAAGGGCGACAGTTGGGAACACAAGGTCACGACCGTCGCCGCCCTCTTCGATGATTACGTCAACGGCGCGCCGATATATAAAATCGACCGGCGCAGGGTCCGCGACTTCATGAACGACATCCAGTTCATGCCGGACCGGATGGCAATGCGCTTTCCCGACCTATCCCTAAAAGACGCCATCAGGGCCAATGAGGCGCGCATGGAGCCTTATAGCGCCATATCGCCCAACACAGCGCGGGACGGCTATTTTTCAATCATCCGCTGGGTTTTCAACTACGCCGTGGAATTGGAGGCCGTAGCGACGAACCCTTGCACCGGCATCAAAATCAGCGGGGCAACCAAAGGCACAGGCAAGCGAACCCGGAATCCGTTCACGGTTGCCGAGCTAAACGCGTTCTTCCGGCTTCCCATTTTCACGGGATGCCTCTCGGAAAAACGACCCAACACCCCCGGCAACTTCACGCTGGATGATCACAGGAAATGGGTTCCCCTCATTCTCCTATTCTCGGGAGCAAGGCCTAGCGAGATCGCCCAGCTTGCCGTCTCGGACATCAAGGGCGACGGGCCGTACCCCTATATTTCCATCCTGACCGAATACGATCCGGACGACCCGGAGGACGAACGTGACTTCGTGGTGGCTCACAAAACCGAAAACGCCCGGCGAGACATTCCCATCCACCCCAAGCTGATCGACCTGGGCTTCCTGAACTACGTGCAGCGCCGGAAGGATGCGGGCGACGAACGCCTGTTCCCTGAGTGGAAACTATCCGCAGATGGGCGCAAGCTCTACTCTTCCGCTTCGTGGATCAGGAACCTGAACGAAAAGCAGATTCCCGCCATCACGAAGCGCCGCCCCAAACCGACCCTCTACAGCTTCCGCCACACCTGGAAGACACAGATGGCTATCTGCGGGGTGCCCACGCAGTATCAGAACCAAATTCTAGGCCACGCTCAATCCGGAATGGACGAACACTACCTTGGACGCATGGATGTAGAGCATACACATAACGCTATTAGCGGCGTGACATTCGACAAACTTGATCTAGGCCATCTACTTTCTTACTGATCTACTCGAAGTTATGTGGTAATATTATCACATGACTTTCTCTGATATGGTAGACCGATGGAAAGGCGGCTCTGATGGCTTCTTCCATTTTCTTGAAGACGTAAAACCTGTCGTCCGATCCTCCAAGGGTGGCTTCACCCCCTTTGTCCCCGGCCTTCGGGAGCGATCCGAGATCGTTCAGGCACTAGACGGCGACTTCTCGACCGTCGTCTTCTCATGGCCGCGACGGCACGGGAAAACCGCCACAAGCGTCATGATCATCCTGTGGCGCTTTCTCACGCGCCGCACTGAAAACGTAGCCATCGTCGCAAACTCCGAAAAGCAGGTGGTCGATACCGCCTTTCGGATGTTGCGGGACGCCTTCGAAAACACACCCTTTCTGAAACGTCTGACGGACGCGGGAAGCATCGACGTGGGCATGGACGCTATCCGTTTTCCGGCCACGTCGTCTGTTATCCAAGCCTTTAGCGCCAACCCCTCCGCTCTGTGGGGGAAAAAGCTGACGGCGGCGCAAATCAGCGAGCTTCATGCCGCAAAGAGCGATGGCGTACTTGAAGCCCTGACTGGTTCTCTGATCGACACCGAGGGCTCGATGTTGCTGATCGACTCGACCGTGGGACCGATGTCGTCGCCGCTCTATGCGCTCTACCAATCCCACCTCGCCGGGGATGACCCCAGCCTATTCTTTTCGCACATCCAATATGCAGACCTGGACGACGCTTGCGCCAACAGTCCACCGTGGATTGATCGCGCAAGGCTCCGGGCCGCGTCGCGTCGGATGCTTCCCCAGCGCTTCGCATTGTTCCACTTCAACCGCTGGGGCGATGCGTCCAGCCTCCTGATCGCCAGCGACGCGCTCGCTCTCTGTACGGCGACCAGCTACCTCCCCGACCCCAAGGCTTTAGCGGGCGGCGCGAGCTATGTCGTGAGCGGCGGGTTAGACCGTGCGTTCGGCGGATCGAAGCACGGCGACGCCACCGTCACCACCGCCGTCGTCATGACCGTAGTGGACGACGAAGAGCATTATTTCGTGCTGGACTCTGACGCGGTGATGTTCTCGCGCCTCGCTGGCATCAAAGCCAACCTGAAGCGTTATCACCGGGATTGGGGGATGACCCGCTGCGGCCTCGAAACCTATGGCGCACAGGACGTATATGATTGGGCGCAGGCCGAGGCGTTCGCGGACGGAACGGAACTGATCACGCCCAGCCGAAAGGTGCAGTACCAAGCGTTCACCCTTTTAGCGACCGCCGCCGCCGAAGGGCGCCTTCATATCGATCCACGCTTCACCCGCCTCATCGAGGAGTTGAAGTGCTTCGAAATCACCGACGACGGCAAAGAGACAGTCGGAAACGAAGCCATCCCGAAGTTCGGCCATCCTCGCGGGAAGCATGATGACCATGTTTACTCCCTCGCCTGGGCGATGTTCGCGACGCGGGAAATAACTCTGAACCCCTATGAGCTACCCGGCGTCCGATGCACCGACACCACCGCAGCGCGGACCATGTGCGCGCTCAACGGCGGTGCGTTGATCCCGCTATGCGCCGGTTCCTGCCGCTCGATGAGAAGGGCGCTCCACCTGTTCGACCGATACGCCGAACGCAGCCCTCGCAATAATCTCTCTGTAGAAGCCTTCATAACCGAGAAGCTAAAAAATACAGGAAGTCATACGATTGCTCGCTAAATCATGTTGCGCAATAGCAACATATAGTGATATACTTATCTCATGCTGGGATTTAGCGACGAAAGGAAGTCTTTCTTAGAGTTGGTTAGAACCTCGGAGCCGCGAAAACTTCGCGCCGCCGAAGCTTTGGCATTCTTTGACGACAAACAGGACGAAACCACCCTCGCCCTGATTAGGCAGCGCTTCGCCAACCCGGAGTCATTCCGGGTCTTTAACGTGAATATTGTCAAAAAGATCGTCAGCCGTCGCGCTACGGCCTATCAGACGCCGCCTGTCCGCACTTTCGAAGGCTGGGATCAGAGGGCGGCCTCTGCCCTCTATCAGGACGCCAACATCGACGCCGTTATGAAGCGAGCGTCCAAGCTGACCAAGTTGCACAAAACGACCGCACTACAGGTTGTTTGGACCGAACCGCATGGCCTCCAGGTCCGCGTTCTGACCCCGAACATCCTCGATGCGGAATGGGACGACCCGGAGCACCCCACCCGGATTGTCGTGACCCACGCGGCCCACAACCCAGCGCACACGACCTATTCAGACTGGACCGCGAACGGCTTCGTTCGTCGCAACGCCAACGGCCACAGGTTGCCAAACCCCGGCAATGCAGGCGACCAGAACCCTTACGGTGTGCTACCCTTTGTCCCGTTATTCGACCGTCTGCCCGACGCCGATTTCTTCCTTCCGGGCGGCGACGATCTGATTGGCGCACAGAAAGCCCTTAACGTCGGCCTGACGAACCTGTGGCGAGCGGTCGAACTACAGAGCCACGGCCAAGCTGTCGCGAAGGGACTTCCTATTGGCGACCCAATCGCCACCGGCCCCGACAAGGTGATCCTGCTTCCGAAGGATGGCGAGTTTTCCTACGCGGCACCCAACACGCCCATTCCCGATATCCTCGAAGCGTTAGAGTTTCTGATGCGCTCGACGGCGGCGACTAACGATTGCACCGCCGATGTTCTGGACCTGTCCAAAACGGCTGAATCCGGATCGGCCAGAGAGGCCCAGCGCATCGACTTGAAGGAAGCCCGCCTCGATGACATTGCCCTATGGCGAGGCTTTGAGCGCCGTCTTTTTGAAACGATCAAGCGCGTCGTCAACACCCACCGCCCCGGAACGATTCCCGAGGACGCGACGGTTCGGGCTGACTTTGCCGAGCTTCAGGACAATCTCACCGAGGCCGAAGTTCTCGCCAATCTGAAAGAGCGCGCCGAGCTTGGCGTGTCTTCCCCGGTCGATGCTCTGATGACGCTCAACCCGGACGGCTACGCCACCCGCGAGGACGCCTACCGCGCCCTCATCACCTGCAAACAAGAAAGCCAGGAACTGCTTCTGGCCCTCTGAGGAAATACTGTGACTGACGACACCAAGGAAAACGCAGCCGACCAGATCGACCTGACCGCCGACATTGCCCGCTTGGACGCCGAACTGAAGAGCCTCCGCGAAGCTACTAAAACGGCAATCTCCGACGACGACCTGGGCGATTTGATCACCCAACTCGAAGATATGATTCCGGAAGGTGAACGGGCGAAGCTACCCGCCTCGGGATCGCGGGAGCATCAAATCTTCTCCCGGATCAACGCCGTCCTGAAGACTCAAAAAGCGCCCCTCGTCCCGGAGACGGACACCAAACGTCCCGCCCTGACGACGCCACCGACCGACTACACCGGCCTTCCGGCACACGCCCGCATCGCAGCCGGTTACGGCAAAGCCTGACCGTATCGCGTCTCAACAAACCAACCCCGCCAAAGGCGGGAGAAAGGATCAAAGTGAACACACGTGCTGACTCAATCCGAATGGAGCAAGCTCAACCCTAACCCTCTGCAATCCGGCATTGTCGAGGTATTCGCCCGCGAAAACCCGGTCCTGGCCCTGATGCCCTTCCAGAGCATCGCCGGTAACGCCTACACCTACAACGTCGAGGAAGAACTGCCCGGCGTCGAGTTCCGAACGTATAATGAGGGCTACTCGGAAAGCACCGGCGTCATTAATCCGCAGACCGAGCGCCTGACCATTCTAGGCGGCGACTCTGACTTCGATGTCGCTCTCATCGCGCAACAGGTCGGCGGCAACGACACCCGCGCCGTCTATGACGCACTGAAGGCGAAGGCGCTGACCCTGAAGTGGTTGCGCACTTTCTTCGAAGGCGACGCTGACACGAACCCCAAAGAGTTCGACGGCATCAAAAAACGCCTGACCGGCGACCAGATCATCGAGGCTGGTGCTAACGGCGGCGCGATCACAATGGCGATGCTGGATGAACTGGTGGACGCCGTTCAGGGCCAGCCATCCGCGATTTTTGCCCGCAAGTCCGTTATCCGCGCCTATCGAAATCTGTTGCGGGCATCGGGCGGCACCACGCCCGAAACGATCATGGTTCCCAACTTCGGTCGCCCGGTCATCGCCCATAATGGCGTCCCGATCCTGCCTATCGAACTGGATACGCGCGGCACGGAAATCCTGACCGCCGATGAAACCCAAGGCACGAACGACAACACCTGTTCGGCCTATGCCGTTCGGTTTGACATCGACGGCCTGCACGGAATCCAGACAGCGCCCATCGGCGCGCGCGACCTTGGCGAAATCGACGCCAAGCCCGCCTTCCGGACTCGCATCGAGTGGTACTCGGGCATCGCCCTGAAGTCTGGCCGCTGCGCCGCTCGTCTCAAAGGTCTGACGAACGTCTGACCGATCCAGTGACATCGCCGTCACGGCGGCGATGACGGGCGGCCCTCTAACTCAGCAAAGGCAGAGAGCCGCCCCCACAAGGGCGTCGCTTCCCAACGCGCGACGCCAAGCAGGGACGGATCGTGGTTTCTCAGCGCGATCCCTCCCGCCCCAAGGGTACAAACATGGAATATTACAATGACGATCTGACCGCCGCTGACAGCCTCGTCAGCCTTGAGGCCGCCGACAGCATCTTAGCCAACACCCTGCACGGTCGCGCTTGGACGGCCCGTGCGGAGAGCGATCGACGGGCTTGTTTCGATGACCCGGAGCGTCAACCGGAACGAACCGATGACAAATCCGCCCTTCGCGATGCCAGCGCCATGCTCGCGGCACAACCGTGGAAAGGCCGCCCCGCCGACAGCGAACAGCCTCAGCCATTCCCCCGCGTCGGCATCCGCCTGGACACGGGCGCTTCGGTTCATGGCGTCCCCGCCGCAATCCAAACTGCTACCGCGCTACTCGCCGCCCACCTGATTCAGCAGGCCGATCAACCGATCTCGCCCGAACTGCTGATCAGCTACGCAGTCGGCGAGAGTCAGGGCGTTTTCCGCGCCCCCAGCCTCGACTCCCTCCCCCGCCACGTCCGCCAGCTGATCCAGCCCTACCTCGATGCAGGTTCCGGGTGGGCGCAGGTGAAGGCTTAGGGAGGCGTCATGGTACCCCTTATCGGCCTTGGCCTCGACCAACGTAAACTTCGCAATCCGTGGTGGTTCAACGCTGAACGCGGCCTTCTCGTTAACACTGAGGGCGTCCACCACTCCAAGGCGTTCCAAAGCGATCCTGAGCTGCTCGGATTAACGCACGACGATATCAACTTTAAAGCCGGGTGGGACGCCCGATACATTGGTCATCGAGAACAGAAAGAATTCTATTGGGCCTACCCGAACCTATTGCTTCGGGAAGGGTGGGTAAGAATCGATGTCGTGGAAATAGGCAGCGAAGTCACCATCATCATTTGCGCGCCTAAAATGAGTTTGGTGGATGATGCGATCAACATCGCCCGCCAGAAAGCTCATCAAACAGTCCATCGCCTCGTTGTCGTGGTGTTTCCGCGAACAGAAGTCACCTCCAAAATGGAGACGCAGCGCATCGAGCTTAGCGGTGCCCCTCTTCATACTGCTCTCCGGTCAGGTATATCTTCCTTCGCTCGTCCGGACATGCTGTCGGGCAAAGAAGCAAGCCATTCCAAAATGCGCCCCAGCCGCTGCCCATTTGGGTTCGGGGGGCGATGATGGACGATCTCGACATCCTAATCGCAAGGCTGACGGCTGAGTTCGAGGAGACCCTTCACCTTAGCTTTAAAAAAATCTCTGAAGAGATTGATATTGATCAGCTTGCACAGGCGATAGCAGCGCGTGACGAAGTAAAAATCGCCGATATCCTTAGCTTCGATGAAGGCCTTCATCAGGGTATCGATAACGACCTTAACAACGGCCTTCTGTACGCTCTCATCGGGGGCATTGCGTTCGCTATGAAAGGCTTCGCGCAGCGTCATCGCTCGCGAGTGAATCCCAACGGTGAAGTCGATCAACTCATGGTCGAGCTTCGCCGCAACGTGGTCGAACCCCTCGCCCGCCGCGCCTATGAAGCCGCCACCCAGACGATTACCAGGATGCAGCGCCTAGAATTCGACGCGCATGAAATCGCCCGGAGCGCGGTAGCTGCACTGTCCCTCGCACCGGATCAGGCGAAGAGCATCGTTTATATGCGGAAGGCCGTCAGGGAGACCCTACAGGCCGCCTCAGCCGTCCCCGAGGGCAAACTCCCCCCACAAGCTGCCAAAACCATTCTCGACCGCGTACAAAGCCATCTGAACGCAGCCCAGCGCGCCGCGCTTAGAAAGGCGTTCTCTGGACCTCTGGACGAAACAACCGTCCAGAAATTGCTCCTTCGGCACACAAGAGCTTTGGCCTCCTACCGGCAATCAGTCATCGCCCGACAGGAAGCCACGCGCGCCGTACACCTTGGGGAGTACCTGGCTTTCCGACAGGGAAAGGCGAACCGCTCAATTCCCCGCGATGCCCGGAGGTTCTGGCGCACTCGGGAGGATGAACGGGTACGTCACACCCACCACCTTGTCCCAGCCATGAATGCCGATGGCGTGGATGTAGGTGAACCCTTCCAGACGCCGTTAGGCCCGGCTCTGTACCCGCCATTGGAGATAAACTGCCGATGCAGGGTCGATGTCAGAAGGCCGAATGCAGGGGCGTGATTCAATCTGGGAGGGATCAGATCCATAGAAGCGGCGCGCTCCTCCCCGCCCTCATCGCCAGCCCAGCAAAAACCCAAGCCCTGAAAGGAGGGCGCATCATGAACTCGTTTGAAAGCAGCAATGAACACCGTGACATCACCGCCCTCTTCACCTTGGAAATCGACGGCGGAAAAGCCGATGGCCGCAGTCAGGCCGCTAGGGTGTTCAAGCGCATCGCGGGCGACCTGATGGATCAGATGACGCGCACCCCAAAGCCATCGGAAGGCATCCTTCTCCGGAACGCCGCCACCCTCGCCTTCCTATGCGACAGAGACACGGCCCGCCTGATGGCGGGTCAGGCAATCGATGAAGAGAACTACCGCCGTAACGCACAGGCGCTAGGCGGCGTCCTGATCAAGCTAGGGATGGCGGCGAAGAGCCGGGACGTAACCAAGGGGGCATCGAAGGGCGGCGACCCTTTCGCTGACGCGATCAACGGTACTTGGCTCTCCCGCCCTTGATTTACAGCCGTGAAGCCGCCGCCGGATTTCGATCGCGCGGCGCTTCGGGAGGGGGGATAAACTCGTAGCTCACTACACCAGTCCGAACAGACCAAGTATTTGAAATGACAACCATGCCTCGCTGCCAGCGATCAGTTACCCTAGGCTCTCTTTGATCAAGGTAGATGGCAACTGTTGGATTGCCGATGCGAGGACGCGGCGCTGGCTCAGTTACATCCGCTTGTCCGTACTTACTCAGGAGCGAGTCCACGACAATGTTCACGCACCGCTGCGCCTCAGTGGCGGCACCCTGGCTCAGAGTCACTTCAGTACCATAACGGAGCGACACCTTTACCAGCCCACGACTTCTATCTGACTGCAGCGAAACCTGAGCATTACACCCCTCGGCTAGCTCCACCTTGTTTTCAGGCAAGACGGCTCGAATCTCAGCGGGCGTCATTCCTGCGCGAAGCCCTTGCCACAACTCTGGCGAAACGTCCGCCGCATCGCCAGCCTGTTGAGACATTACGGCCATTGCGGCAATCAGGGCTGGAGAAATCATAAGGGTTTCCGCGTCAGTCAATCGATCAGAGAAGCCTTAGCCTAAAATCACGCCGACGCCATGATTCTATAAACTGACGTTCGACCGATCCCCAGCCGTTTGGCGATCTCGCTGGGGCCTACGCCCTCGGCCTTCAACGCCAACACCTCATCGGCCTTGTTCCGGGCGGTAGGCTGACGCCCCTTGTACTTGCCCGCAGCTTTTGCAGCGGCGATCCCGGCCCGCTGGCGTTCCAGCATTAGCTCACGCTCAAACGTCGCGATGCCCGCCATGAAAGTCAGGAGAAGTTTCCCGGTAGGGGTAGAGGTGTTGATGTCCATAGAGAGGATGCGAACCACCACGCCGCGCTGGTCCAAGCCCTCAACGATATTCAGCAACTCGCCGGTATTTCGGGCCAAGCGATCCGGCCTCGTCACGATGAACGTGTCCCCGTCCCGGAGATAGTCCAGGGCGGCTTTCAGCTGGGGCCGGTCAGCATCGATGCTCGACACCTGTTCGCTGAAGATGCGCGAACACCCGATGTTTTCCAGTTCGGCAATTTGAGCTTCCAGTCCGACGACCTGATCGGCGGTCGAGGTCCGCGCATATCCAATGATTGCACCGTGAGCCTTCGCCATTCCGACACCCTTTCCGTTCCACAATCTCTATGACTATGTGGAACATTATGTTCCAAAAGTCAAAGACAATGTATGTGGAACACAAACCTAGACGGTGACAGGTGTTCCGATAGGGCGAGCCTCAATGGAACACGGAGGGCGAACAGCGCCGGGATAGATTGCTAGAAAACTAGCGACCTCCTTTTTTCGGAGGGCAGAGGGCGGGACCACCCCACTTCGGCTCGGGAGGCCGCTCGTCATTACAAACGCCGCCCTCCCGATCAGCGACAGCCGCACGCCTCAAGATAATTTTCTACAGGCACGCACGCTTCCACGGGTTTTGAGAATAATACTCCACTCGGCTCCCCTCCCCTTCAGGGAGAACGTCCATCACGTCACCATAGGTGCCAGGAAGAGTCCTATAAATCCGGAAACCACCCTCACCTTTAGGCTCCGCACGACTATAGGCCGGATCGATTGCAACCATGCAGTCGGCGTATTCTTTGGGTGTCTTGCCGGTGCGTTCGATATGAACAGCGCCGCGCTCCAGCTTCGCAGGCACGGACATTGCGCATCCAGACAGGGTAATCGCGGCGATAATCAAACAAGCTTTCTTCATGCCTGCCTGATCCAGCCTGAGTTCAAGGTAAAAATCATCCGATCACCATCACCCGTAGCCGCGAGCGTCGTGCGCCCAACTTCACGCCGACGCCGCGCATCAGAAATTCCTAGGGTCATCCGCTTCCTCAAATGGCGATTTTAAAGGAAGCGCAGCCTTATCAAGGACGATTGGGTTTGGGTATCCGGGCGCGAGCCGAAATCTGTCAGAGCGGATCCGGATGCGGCTCTTGACACGCTACCCCCGCCCTGAAACTTAATTAATTATCTAATCTATTTTAGATATATAAGAGACTTCTTAGTTGTCCCTTATTCATTCGCTCCGCTCATTCATAAGTGACAAGAACGAGGGGTGCGTGTCAAGATGATTTCGACACCAACCACCTCCGGGATGCGGAAACAGTCACTTCCCTACAACACATACACGCGTGAACCGCGCCGATGCCCCGCGACAATGAGACCCTTTGCCCGAAACGCCGTTCATCTAGTTTTCTAGCTTGCTATAAAGCTAGATAAATACTTGGACATTCTGCATTTTTTACTGTTTACCCCCGATTCCCGGTGACATATAATAGTGTCATCATGAACATCATTTCAGAAGAAAGGCGCGCTCACAGCGCAGGTCAGAAGCGAAAGCTTCTTTGTGTACAATCATCCACCCACCGCCTCCTCCAGCGGGTGGCGTCGATCCGGGGTGAGAGCATGAGCGACACGCTCTACCTAGTTCTCCGCGACGAACTACAGCGGCAAGAGGGCGGGGATACCTGGGCTTTTGTCCCGCCGCCGTTCAGCATCAAGCCGACTTATCTCGAACATGAGTGCGCTGTGCTGTTTTGGCACCCGATGTTTGGCGGCGTCGTCCTGACCAAGGCTGAGGCCGTCCAGCTTGCCGACGCTCTTCAGCGAGCCGTGGACAGCGACGCAAAACCGACGTTGGCGATGATCACCACGCACAGCGCAAAAGCTCTCAGCCTGAGCCGTGGCGGTCGTCACTTCAAAATCCACGTGGATGATCAATCAGCAACCGTAACGCGGCCCGTCGCCATCGACGTTGTTGCCGCCTTGGACTCCGCAAGCGTTCACGCCGGTCCTCTTTCCACGACGGTTCACTGACGCCAGTGTCCTACGCTAACCACCTACATGATTGGGCTGAAACCAATGGTGCGCGTCACGCTCTGACGCTCACCCTTGGTCTTTGGCCGTCTCGCTCATTCGATCCAGAAGCGAGCTTTCGCCCTCACTTGAAAAAGCTCTTCCGGGCCATCGCCCACGAAGTGTTCGACATTCCCAAGCGCCACCTCCCGAATATGGACATCAGAGAAATGCCGTGGTTCGCGGGCGTGATTGAACACGCCACGCGCAGCGGCGCGCTCTATCCGCACATCCACGGCTACATCGCCATCCCGGATCGCCTAGAGCCGCTTCTGAGGGGGGTTCTACGCAATCGATGGGGACAGGACGCCAGCCCTTCCCTGCCCGCCCACCGCATAGAGGAATGGCAACTCGTCAACGCCCCTTCGGAAGCGATTGCCCCTCGGGCCGTAATCCCTCCCCGCCTGGGCTTCAAACCCACGTTCGAGCTTCGGGAAGCGGTCAGCGCCGGATGGGCTGACTACTCCCTCAAGCGTTCTGGTGCCGATCTTCGCGGCGTCTGGACCACTCCGGAAATCCTTCACTAAACCAAGCCAAAGACCCAACTAGCGAAACACAAAAGCCAAGCCCTCGCACGGTCATCCTTCGGGACGCGAGGCAGGAAGGTAGGTGGTTCATCCACGGCCTTCCGGACCGATACGGGAGAAGTGCGGATTTGCGACGCACACAGCCCCGGCCCGATGTGGGTGTCAGCCTGAAAGCGGCGCGCAAGGTTCGATCTTCGAACAAATCATCCTCGCATCACGGCTGTTCTGAGGACGCTCAGTCAGCCGGATAGCGAAGCTATGCCTAAACAAAAACAATCAAACGCATCATCGAGAAAACCAATGACCGCCATCACTCTTCAACATCAGACCCAAGCCGAAATCATCGACATCGACTACCTCTGGTACATGATCGAAGAGGAATCCCATGAGGATCATCAGGACGGCGACATCATCGTCTTCTGCCATACCCGCCGAGGGTGGCTGACCGCCCTTCAGTCCGGAAATACCGCCCTCATCGTTCCAGGCAGGGTTCGCGACAATAGGGGCCTTCCGGCGACTGCGGAAGTGGTGACACTAAAAGCCTACCTTGCGTAACAGCGGCATTTCTGAAGGATAGCTTTCTTCGCAGGGGATGAGACATGCACACGTTCGGGCTTCTATCTGTGATGGCTTTGATCGCATCGGGAACCCAGACAGAGGAGCCTTCTCAATACGAGGCGCTTCTGGATCTGCCACTTGAAACGGCGATGGAGCGAGCCGCTGAAGGCGGTCAGAAAGCTCCCCTTGAACTCATCCGTTACGGCGTCAGGAAAGCTTTAGCCGACCTTATGTATCCCGTGGACCTCCGAACCCCCTTCGGGCCCCTAGATGATCCCGAAATGGTCAGCATTATTCGCGAGTTTGAGACTAGAGCCGGTCTAGCGGCGGACGGGCAGCTAACCTTCCGCGAGTCTCAACACCTTATGCGCCTAGCTGAGCTTTCAAAGCTCACGCCGATATCTCCCGGTATTGGTTTTTCCGTGCGGGCATATGAAGGCGTCTTCCCTCAAGTCCGCGCATCAGGTTCTTGGTCGATGCCGGACATCGCGTGGCCGCTGAATCGCTCAGAAATCACCTGCAACATAGATGAAGGGCGCTGCGAGGACGTCGCGCTTGTTGTCAGCGCTCCAAAGCTCACCGGAGCGGGCATCAATGTCAGCAGCTATGTTCTGAGCACATATACCGACAGCTATGAAATCCAAGGATGGCGCGACGGCGTGCTGGATGCCCTATCCGGAACAACCTGTCGGCGCGTGAGACTAACCATCAACACGCGCACGAACTTGGTATCTCAGACTACCGAGGATTTGGACCCGCTGGGCTGCCCCATCCCAGGAAGCGATCAGCGGTTAGACCCTATCCGCGGGGCGTTCGTGTCGCGACCTTGGTAGATACCTGGGAAGCGCAGAAAGGCTATCAGGACACTATCCGCGAGCAAGTCAGAAGCGCACACGGCCCGCTAGGCGACGAAATGTCCGCTCTCTATCCCGACTAGATGCTGGACTAAATCCGATGGCGAAATCGGCAAGGCTGAAAAACGCGATCACCCTCATGGCCGCAGCACAGTTATAGGGGCTGCGCCTTATGACTTTCGATTAGGAACACAATTACGGAAGCGGTTTGATGCAGTTGAAAAGCGGCGAGCTCAGGAGGAATCGTACGCTTGGAAGTTCCAGCGCCATGGGCAGCCGTCTTGTTTCTCAACGTCGGAACTCCACTCACCAACATGGATCGGAGACTATTGAAGCCTGCCTCCATGTAAGCGCTCAAAAAGCCCGCCTTCACAGCCCCCTCCACAAGCTTTGATGCAGGGTCCGCCTCAGTAATACCCCAATTCCTTTCGGCTCCGATGACCTTAAGCACGCTTTCAAAAGCCTTGGCACATTCAGTCAGGCACGTCTCATAGTCAGCTTTTCGGTAAGCCTCATGCGCCCTCATGTACTCGGTATTTGCGGCGACGAATCCAGGATCACCAGTTAACACAATCGCTGGAATTACGATCTCACGATGAGCAAATAGTGAATCGATCCTGATGATCTCATCATTTTTATACTCAAAACCAAATCCTGCCTATAATATCCGAGCGTTTATTTCTTTAATTGCGCTGTCAGCGCTTTGCTTTGCAACTCTGGAAAAATCTGACTGCCTATCCCGAATGTAATTATCAACAACACGAAGGATGAGTTCTAACGCCTCCAAATAGGCATCACCATCGTCAACAACCGACATCCAAGTCAATAACTCAGCCTGAGGATCAGGACTTCTGCCTATGAGAGCGGAAACACCCTCTTCTTTTCTCATAAGATTGCAAACTTGATCCCAAACCTTATTCTGAATTGGGGAACTATACTGACCGTACCCCCAATTACCCACACAATCGCAAAGAATATGACGAATTTGCGCTCTTAGCTTGGATGTAAATGGGCCGTACTCGAAGACATCCACAGCGCCTCCGTCAGCGCCAAGCTTACGTCTCCGATATGTTTGAAGAAGCGTCACAATTTGAACCCCAGCCCAACCCTCACCGCCATGAGGTAGGGGAATAAACAGCGATGTTCAAGGAACGAGAACGTCGTTCTCGAGAACGGAACGCAGAACTCAGAGACGAACGACGCCGAACCAGAATCAGAAGTCGCGCTCGAAACGCATTTCGGGATCGTCGGGGCTGGAAATGTCGCTTTAGCGACTGTCACACATTCCGTCACACAACCGGCCCCGAAGGGCAGTTAAGTTACTGATTTTGTTATATTTTTAAGGCAATGGCGGAGACGGAGGGATTCGAACCCTCGGTACCCCTTACAGGGTACGACGATTTAGCAAACCGTTGCCTTCAGCCACTCGGCCACGTCTCCGGCAGTC